GCTCGGTTCTAATTTCTTCGACAAAGGTGATTCATTGACAGTAAAAGACCCGGACACAGGGAATAATATAACACAGAAGTACAACTATGAACCGATTAAACACCCTCCGCTTCACCCGAATTGCAGGTGCCAATTGATACCTATTATATCGGATAATTAAAGGAAAAGAAAATGGCTAACGATACACCTGATAACTTACAGGATACATGGATTGATACAGGGCCACACCAAGAAAGACCTACGGTTAATACCGTCACTATACAAGTAACGGTGAAGCTAAATACAAATAATCTACGTATGGCCCTTAAGTTATTCGCTATACCAGCAAAGATTTATCTCGGAGTAGCGAACCTGATATATAAACTGGCAGGCAAGAAAACATATAGGCTGGCAATCAATGTTAGCGAAGACAATGCTTGAGCATTACCAAAATAAGGAACAGAACTATGGCAATCGAGAATATAGACGAACTAGAACAGGACCAGGAACTAATCGAGTGCGAATACAAATTCGACGGCGAGGCGAAGGAATCTTTCGGCCTATGCAAGGCTACCGACATAAATGAGGAAGAACGCTCCGTAATCGCCGTCATTTCTACCGGGTCGATTGATCGGGATAATGAAGTGCTTGTGCCTAAAGGTATGGACGCTGAGAACTTCCGTAAGAATCCGGTTATTCCGTGGTCACATAACACTTTCCAGCCTCCTATTGGTAAGGCTTTATGGTTAAAGCAGGGTAGAAAGCGGATCACTGCTAAGATCAAGTTTGCAACCACTAAATTAGCCGAAGAGGTATGGCAGTTGTTCAAGGGTGGATTCCTCAAAGCGTTCTCGGTTGGCTTTATCCCAAAAGAAGGGCACAGACCAACCCCGGACGATATCAAGGCTAATCCGGCACTTGCAGAGGCAAGGTTTATATTCACTAAGTGGGAACTTACCGAGTTCTCACCTGTGACCGTACCGGCTAATGCCGAAGCCCTTGCACTGGCAGTAAAGAATAAAAGCATTACGATATCAGACGAACTTAAAGAATGCCTGCACGTAGAAGTGGTCGAAGACGAAGAACTTCTATTATGCGCAGATGATTTCAAAGAAAAGGCAATAAGTGTAGCAATACCAGTTGAAGAATTTATAGAAGTTAGTATAATAAAATAAGCCAGTAGAGATATTAGGCACAAAGTGACGGAAGTATTAGGGTAAAACCGGAGATGCTAGTTACGGCAGTCAGAGATATTAGCTGATAAATGTAAACTAGAATTTAAGGAAACCCTATTATGAAAGTACAAATAAGACTCTTAAAAGAGTGGGAAAACGATGGTATCAAGTGGGCAAAAGGCCGCCTATTAGAGCTTGATGAAGATGCCGCAAAAAGCCTTGTAGGAAAAGATATTTGCGAAATGTATATCGCAAAGGCAGGCGACATCGTCAAAGTAGACGAATTCAATCCAGACGCAGGTAACAAGGAATTAAGGGACGAGCTTAAGAAGGAAATTATCAACGAAATCCTTAAGCAGAACGCCGACTTCCAAATCCAGCAGGACAACGAAGACGACTTTCTCAAAACAGGCGGGTTTAGTTGCATGGGAGATTTCGCAATTGAATGCCGCAAGTCTGCCAGTGGTACATTCACTGAAAAGATGAGCAACTGGATCAACCAGGTCTCAAAAGCTCCATCGGGTCAGAACGAAGGCATTGATTCCGAAGGTGGGTTCCTGGTTCCGACAATGCAGCGTAATACGCTGATGTCGAATCTGCTTGAAACATCTATTGCTTATCCTCGAACGATGAAGATTCCAATGATGACTAACGCAGTCGGAATCCCGGTAATCGAAGACGAAAGCCATGCCCTCCATGTTTATGGTGGTATTATTGTTTACCGTCCAGACGAAGGCGGCGACATTACGGCCAGTAAGATGAAACTCGGCAAGGTCAACCTGGAACTATCCAAGCTTGCTTGTCTGGTATTCGCTACAAGCGAACTGCTTGAAGATTCTCCGATCTCGATTGAGCCAATGCTCAATAAGGGCTTCGGTGACGCTATAGGATTCCAGATCGACGAAGACCTGATGAACGGTAACGGAGCAAATCAGTCTCTGGGTATCTTGAATGCACCAAGTCTCGTTACTGTCGCTAAAGAGTCCGGGCAGGCCGCAGATACCATCGTAACGAAAAACATCCTCAAGATGTGGTCGCGTCTACGACCTGCTGGTCAGAGTTCTGCTATATGGCAGGCTAATATCGATGCGTTTGTTGCCATCGCTACCCTAGCTCTTCCTGTTGGCACAGGCGGTTCTTCGGCTGGCTTGATGCAGACAAGTACCAACGGCGTTACTGGTAGCCCTATCACTACCCTCCTCGGGCGTCCTATCTTCTTCTCCGAACACAACCAGACGCTCGGCGATAAGGGTGATATCACCCTCGCAGATTGGGGACAGTACCTTGTCGGCGAAAAGAACGGCGGCCAGATTAGAGCAGCTTCCAGTATTCACTTGAAGTTTGTATCCGATCAGACAGCGTTCAGGTTCATTGTCCGTATGGATGGTAAGCCGTGGGAAAAGACCGCATTGACTCCGAAGCACAGTGATAAAACCCTGTCCAGCTTCGTAACTCTGGCGGCTCGTTAATCTAAACCCTCCTTTTAAGGAATATACAAATGAGTGAATTTCACTTTGTAACAGGAACAGGGGCAAGCACTACGCTATTGGCATCGCCAGTAGCCGACGCTCTTGCCGGAACTATCTATACTGACGTTGTGAAAATGTCTGAGTATGAAGAAGCTTATTTCATCTTGTCATGGGGACTCGGAACTACAGGAACTACCTTGATTACGGTAGAGTCTTGTGATGACCTCGTGCCTACGACTCAGCAAGCCGTTGAATACGAATACAAACGTATTTCGGCAAGCGAGACGAATACCAAATGGACAGCAGTAACGTCCTCTGGTTTCACGACTACCGCTGGAAGTAATCAGACGTATGTTATTCGTGCGAAAGCAGAAAACGCATATCTGAACTATCCCAATGTCAGGCTAAAATGCGTGGAAGTGGCTAACGCCGCCGTTCTCGCAGGTTGTCTCATTATGATGGCTAAGCCTTCGTATGACAGCGAAGTATTGAACGCTGTAACGGCGTAAATTTAATAAAGTCCGGTGCGGGCGGGAAACTGTCCGCACCCTAATATTAAGGAATATATTATGACTACTAAAGCAAAATATACAGAAGACAATCAAGTCTTTTTCGATGACAAGCATAATCAGGCTATGCTCGGCGGTGTATGGGCAACCTGTCCAATAAATGCAGCTATGCACGATCCTGGAATGGCTCATGTTATCTTTGAGGATTTTAATAACATCGACGCTGCTACTTTAGCAGGGTACACGGTAACACAGGCATCGACAGGCACGTTTGCATTAACCGATGAGGTTGGCGGCGTAGTTCTGGCGGACTGCAATTCCGGTACACAGCATCAAGGGGTTAATGTCCAGAAACTAGGCGAATGTTTTAAGCCTGCTGCCGACAAGGATATTTGGTACGAATGCCGGTTTAAGGTTGTCGATACGGCGATCACGCCACAGCTATTTGTGGGGCTTGCTGATACCGATACTACCCTTTTACCCAACGGGGCGCTTGATGCGAACGCTGATTATGTCGGATTGACTGTTTTGACTACCCTCGCGGGAGTGTCGGAGTTGTCAGCGTGTAAGGCGACGGCACAGAGTCAAGTAACCGGAATTAAAACGCTAGTAGAAGATACTTATGTCAAGTTCGCATTCAAGATCACCGGCGTTACTAAGATTGAATATTGGATTGATGACGTTAAGGGGTCCAGTACCCTATTGACGGCGAACATCCCGGTTGTTGATTTGACTCCTACGTTTGTCTGCCAGACCGACAGTACAACCGATCCGATATTGCACATCGACTATTTCAAGTGTGTTCAAATTAGATAATTTCTTTTCTGTGTGGGCGGTACATGGTCCCGCCGCCCACATCTTTATAGGAGAACAACATGCCAACAGGAACGAAAGATATGTGGCTGAAAGTTTTACTGACGGTACTCATTACCTTGGTTCTCGGCTCGTTTACAGTCGGCTTTGCTGGCAGAACCGGGCTAGATAACAAGAAAGTAAATAAGGAATATATGAACCAACACGAAAAACATCAGACAGAACAGTTTGGATATATAAAGGATTCGTTGGATAGAATCGAAGGAATCAAAAAGTAAGGAAATAATCATGGGTGCTTTAATAGACGAATATAGAGAAATGACCGCAAGCGGTAATAAGTTCTCTCTCCTAAAGGGTCAACTTAACAAGCTTAAACTTCGTCCACAAATAATCAACGAACATGCAGAAAGTTCCCGTGAAGCTATGGACATTGTTGAATCGGGGGTAATCGTTGGGCAGATATTCAAAGCATCTCAGGACAATATCAACGGGATAGGCTTAACTTTGGAATCTGCCGAAGGTTCAACTTTAGATGATTTTGAAGGCTATGCTGCTAGTGGGAATTTACAGGCTGCATGGATTCTGGCAGGCTCTAACGAAGCGACTCTTGAAACAACTATCGTAAAGACCGGTGATAAATCCATGAAGTTGAATTTGTCCACATTGAATGACGAATGGGCTTTTACGGTTGGCGATAGTATTGATTATACTGATTTTACTTTCAATTTAGACTGGTATCAAGACAGGGCGTTTGCACAGGCTAAGGTTTCGTTCTTTGTAGAAGACGGTTCAAGTGCTTCAGCGAGTATCCAGCTTACTATTGGCAATATAAACACATGGGAACATTTCGAGATAAATATCAACGCTTTATCAGACGACGCCGGAGCTGTAGACCTCACTGACATAGATAAAATAGGATTCAGGGTTGACGATGCGGCTAATACGTTCTCTGGCTATGTAGACGATATAGTAGCAACTCCGCCTCCCGGCCAGGTAGAAATAAAGCTTTGGGATATGGGAACGACTCTGCCTGTCGGTGATGGAGCTACATTTAGCCTTGACGATGCAACTCAATATGCAGAGATAGGCGACCGG